CGTTGGCCCACGAAACTGAAATGTCAAAGGCCGCTGCTGGTCGTGCAATCGATGCATTGCTTGAAATCATCACCAAGTCTGTTGCTAAGAAGCAAGATGTCCAGTTGATTGGCTTTGGTACTTTCAAGGCCACCAAGCGCGCTGCACGTACGGGTCGCAACCCACGTACTGGCGAAGCATTGAAGATCGCTGCTGCCAATGTGCCTAAGTTCACACCTGGTGCAGCTTTCAAAGCAGCATTGAACAAAAAGAAGTAATCACTTCTCTTGTGCATCGCACAAGGCGGCAAAGGTTCAGGCCTTGCCGCCTTTTCTTTTATCCCAAGCGCGCAACGTAGCGCGCATAGTCCCCTCCCTCGGGGTTGACGTATAGGTAGGGGCGATCTGGTGCTTTGATCTCAACGCACAAGAATCCGTCGCCTGTGCCGCCGCCTTTTCCTGCCAGCCAATCGCGTGACCTGAGGAGCGTTCGGCCAAAGCTGTCGAATTCATCCGCAGTCATCTCGCGCGTTTCGATTACGAGCACCTTGTAGTTGCCGTAGCCGCCCACTTCTTCGAGGCTGCAAGGCTTTCGCGCAAAAGGCAGCTCAACGCTGAGTTCCTCAACTTCAATTTGCTTGCCACCGAAGTTCAAGGTGCGGGGTGTGCGCTCGATCGTGATGGTCATCGTGCTCATGCTGCGACTCCTTCGCTGCTGATGCGGTACGTACGCTCTTGGCCCGTTGCTTTGTCTGAAGTGATGGTGAGGCCGAGTTTCTTTTTCAGGGCCCCGGCCATCGCGCCGCGCACCGTGTGTGCTTGCCAGCCAGTGGCTTCGACCAGTTGATTCAAGGTTGCGCCGTCAGGGCGCTGAAGCAACTCAATCATTTGGGCTTGCTTGCTGTTTTCTCGTGTGCGGGGTGTTTTGGGATTGGCTGGCGCAGCGTTGGTATCTGCCGTTGGCGCGTTGACTGCCCCCTTGCGTGGCACACCGAGCGCGTCGTAGCCCTCGGCTGCAATCAACCAGTCGCTGGCGCTCTTGGTGATGAGTGCGCGGTTGAACAAACCGTCGAGCACTTTCTGGCGCGCGCCGCCCTTGATGTTCTCTGGGAACCATTCAATCTTGCCTGCCGTGTGTTGATGGGCGTGGGCAAGGATGGCTTGTTGGGTGGCTGTGAGTTGTGTGGTCATGTCTTTCATTCCTTTTTCAAATCTTTATCAGTGAGGTGCGTGATGAACGCTTCTATTTCCGATCGAGTCAAGCGAGTTGTGAATCTCTTGCTTGAACTCTTTGTGCTCCTTAAGCCTTCTTTGTCTTATCCTTCAAAGCCGCCTGAACCCCTGCCTCAAACGCAGCCTTCAGAGCCGACTCAATCGCCCAAACCGAAACGTCGTGAAAGTCCAAGCAGTCGCGGTTCTGTGGCTGCAGGGTCTCGACAAAAAAGTGCTTCAAAGCTATCTGCTCCAAAAGCGAAGAGGGCGCGGTGATCGCGTTGGTCGTGGTGTGGTGGTTCATCAATCGCTCCAAAAAAGTTAATCAAATGCGTTAGCGCATGTACGTATGAACGCTTCATTCGCAAACAAGATCAAGTTGTTCTTTAAGTCAGACTGAATCACTTGGACATGAGTGCGCATTGGCACGCTTTAGTACGCTTATTCGCGCGCACGCACTCACAGGACCTCATTCATGAGTCAAAACATGTCCATGCGCGCTTATGCCCGCTACCGTGGAATTTCCGAAGGCGCTGTGCGCAAAGCCATCAACTCAGGGCGCATCACGGCCAATGCCGATGGCTCCATTGATGTGGACCGGGCTAACGATGAGTGGCGGCGCAACACCGATGCTTCTCAACAGCGCGGCGAACAACGCCCTGTACCCAACGAGGCGATTGCCAGCGTTCGTGAGGCGTTAGGGGATTCATCTGGAGCGCAATCGCCTGCAGCGGGCGGCACCACCTTGCTGCAAGCCCGCACAGCCAATGAGGTGCTCAAAGCGCAAACCAACAAGGTGCGCTTAGCGCGCCTCAAGGGCGACTTAGTGGACCGATCCCAAGCGGTGGCCCACGTTTACAAATTAGCGCGCACACAGCGCGATGCGTGGCTGAACTGGCCCGCTCGTGTCTCTGCACAGCTGGCGTCTGACTTGAACGTCGATGCACACCAAATGCACCAGGTCTTGGAGAAGGCGGTGCGTGAGCATTTGCTCGACTTAGGTGACATGGCGGTGCGAATCGATTGAGGAACACCAATGTGTTTAAACACTACGACGGAATTGATGCCATCGCTGAGGCGTGGCGCGAGGGACTCACCCCCGACCCATTACTAAGCGTTTCTGAATGGGCTGACCAGTACCGCTTCTTGTCGGGTAAGTCAGCCTCTGAGCCTGGCCGCTGGCGCACGAGCCGCACGCCGTATCTCAAGGAGATCATGGATTGCCTCTCGCCCACCTCACCCGTGGAGCGTGTGGTGTTCATGAAGGGCGCTCAGGTTGGCGGTACCGAGTGTGGCAACAACTGGATTGGCTATGTGATTCACATGGCACCAGGTCCGATGATGGCCGTGGCCCCCACAGTGGAGATGGCCAAACGAAACTCCAAGCAGCGGATTGACCCGCTGATTGAAGAGAGCGAAACACTCTCAGCCCTCATCGCACCTGCGCGCGCCCGTGACTCGGGCAACACCATCCTTGCCAAGGAGTTCCGAGGCGGGGTGTTGGTCCTCACAGGGGCCAACAGTGCGGTAGGTCTGCGCTCTATGCCTGTGCGTTACCTCTTCTTGGATGAGGTGGACGGTTACCCCGGTGACGTAGAAGGTGAGGGTGATGCCATCTCGCTGGCCGAGGCACGAACCCGCACGTTTGCCCGGCGCAAGATTTTGATTGTGTCGACCCCGACCATCTCTGGTGCTTCGCGCATCGAGCGGGAGTTTGAGCAATCCGACCAGCGCCACTTCATGGTGCCGTGCCCTCACTGCGGGCATGAGCAGCGCTTGCAGTTTGAGCGTTTGATTTGGGAGAAGGGCCAACCTGACTCGGTGCGTTACCTCTGCACTGGATGTGAGGAGCCGATCTATGAACACGCCAAGACCCAGATGTTGGAGCTTGGGCGCTGGGTGGCAACCATCCCCGGTAACGGTCGCACGGCTGGTTTTCATCTGTCTAGTCTGTACAGCCCGGTGGGTTGGCGCAGTTGGGTAGAGATTGCACAGGCGTGGGAGCTGGCGCAAGGGTCAGCAACCGCATTGAAGGCTTTTAAGAACACCGAGCTGGGTGAGACTTGGGTCGAGCAAGGCGAAACGCCTGAGTGGGAGCGCTTGCTTGAGCGACGTGAGTCGTACCGCATGGGCACGGTGCCCTATGGCGCACTCCTGCTTGCAGGTGGCATCGACATTCAAAAAGACCGTATCGAAGTCTCCATCTGGGGCTTTGGTCGGGAGAAGCGCTCTTGGCTCATCGAGCACCGGGTGCTCGAAGGCGATACCGCCCGAGATGATGTCTGGCTGCGTTTGGGGCTCATGCTCCAAGAGAGCTGGACGCACATCAGTGGTGTGCCGATGCGCTTGGTGCGCATGGGGCTTGATACCGGCTATGCAACCCAAGAGGCTTATGCCTTTGTGCGTCGCCAGCATGACCCGCGCTTGTTGCCGATGAAGGGTGTGGCGCGTGGTGCAGCGTTGGTTGGTTTGCCTACTGCTGTGGACATGACTACCAATGGCAGGCGTCTGCGCCGAGGCCTGCGTGTCTATGCGGTGGTGGGTGGCATTGCCAAGTTGGAATTCTTCAACAACCTGCGCAAAACGATTGAGGTCACCGAAGACGGCGAGATTGTGTTCCCCAACGGGTACGTCCATTTGCCGCAAGTCGATGCCGAGTACGTCCAGCAACTGTGTTCAGAACAACTGGTCACGCGGCGTGACCGCAATGGCTTCTCGTTTCGCGAGTGGCAAAAAGTGCGTGAGCGTAACGAGGCCTTGGACTGTTACGTGTACGCACGTGCCGCTGCCAGTCTGGCGGGCTTAGACCGCTTTGAGGAACGTCACTGGTTGGAGCTTGAGCGCCAACTTGGCATTCCGCTGAGCGCTGAGCCACCGGAGTTGCGCATGGACGGACTGTTCCCAGTGCGTCCAGGTTTTGAAACGCCTGAGTTCTTGCAAGGAATTCAAGGTGTGCGGCCACCCAACGGTGACGTGGACTTTGTGGAAGCAGAGCCCAAGGTCGAAGTCCATGCCGAAGAGGAGGTGGACGAACTTGTGGACGACGTTCCATGGCGCAGCCCGCCAGCATTGCCAAACCCTTCAACGCCCACAACTCTCCCAGCCACCCCCGTCGGTGGCTTTTTTATGAACAAAGTCCCCCAGCTCGGCAGGAGGGTCATTCGCAGTAACTGGATGAAGTGATGACGAGCTATACCGAACAACACCTTCAGGCTTTGCGAGAGGCCTTGGCCAGCGGCGAGCATCGCGTGACGTATGACGGCAAGAGTGTCGAGTACCGAAGCGTGACCGACCTCAAGGCGGCCATTGCCGAAGTGGAGTCGAAGATCGCACGTGCAGCAGGTAAGCGCAAGTCGCGCCAGATTCGCATCACAACGTCTAAGGAGTTGTGATGGGCTGGATCAACACCATCAAACGCCGGATGTTTGGCAACACCCCGGTCTATGACGGAACAGGGATGGGGCGACGCGCACTGAAATGGAATCCGGGCAATCCGGGTGCTGTCTCAGCGCTGGCGCTTACCCAAGACCAGTTGCGCACCAAGAGCCGTGACCTTGTGCGTCGCAACGCTTGGGCCGCTGCAGGCATTGATGCCTTTGTGGCCAACGCGATTGGCACGGGCATCAAGCCGCAAAGCATGATTCAAGACCCACCCCAGCGCGAGGCAGTGCATGCCTTGTGGTGGAGTTGGTGTGAGGATGCCGATGCGGCGGGGCTTACCGACTTCTACGGCCTTCAAGGCTTGGCCACACGCGCCATGCTCGAAGGTGGTGAGGCGTTTGTGCGCATGCGCTACCGAAGAGCGGAAGACAACCTGTCGGTGGCTTTTCAGCTCCAAGTGCTCGAAGCAGAACACTTGCCCATCAGCTTGAATCAAGACTTGCCCAACGGCAATGTGATTCGAGCGGGCATTGAGTTTGATCTCTTGGGCCGACGCGTCGCGTACCACCTGTATCGCGCGCACCCTAATGACGGAATGCTTGCGCCTATGTCTGGTACCGGGAGTCTTGATCTGGTCCGGGTGGATGCGGCTGAAATCGTGCATCTGTACCGACCACTTCGACCGGGACAGATTCGGGGTGAGCCTTGGCTGGCAAGAGCGTTGGTCAAGCTCAATGAGCTTGACCAGTACGACGATGCTGAGCTGGTGCGCAAGAAAACGGCTGCCATGTTTGCAGGCTTCATCACCCGCATGGCCCCTGAGGACAACCTCATGGGCGAGGGTGATGCCGATGAAAGCGGTGTGGCCTTGGCAGGCATGGAACCCGGAACATTGCAGATCTTGGAGCCTGGTGAGGACATCAAGTTCTCTGCACCAGCAGATGTGGGTTCGAGCTATGCCGAGTTCATGCGTCAGCAGTTCAGAGCAGTGGCCGCAGCCATGGGCATCACGTTTGAGATGCTCACGGGCGACTTGACCCAAGTGAACTACTCATCCATCCGTGCAGGTTTGTTGGAGTTTCGGCGTCGTTGTGAGACCTTGCAGCACGGCGTGATCGTGCATCAGTTGTGTCGCCCGATCTGGCGCGCATGGATGCAGCAAGCCGTGCTCGAAGGCAAGCTCGATTTGCCCAACTACCGAACCAAAGCGCGCGAGTACCAAGCGGCCAAGTGGATCCCACAGGGCTGGCAATGGGTGGATCCCGAGAAAGAGTTCAAGGCCATGCAGTTGGCCATCCGCTCAGGGTTGATGAGCCGCTCAGAAGCTATTTCGTCCTACGGATACGACGCGGAATCCATCGACCGGGAGATTGCCGCAGACAACGCACGCGCCGACTCGCTGGGCTTGGTGCTCGACACCGACCCTCGCTTGGTCGCGCGCAACGGAGCTACCAACCAAGTGGCACCCACCTACCCACCAGATGTGCCTGATGCGCCGCTGGTGGACCAAGAAACCTAGACACGGTTTTTCATCTCTTAACTCAGAGGTCCTATGACAAATCTTCCGACGATGCCATATCTGGCTTCGCGGGTTTTTGGCACGCCTTTGCTCATTCATCCCCGCAAGCTTGAGGTCATCCTCTCGGTGGTGGGGTCACGAATGGGCATGGTCGTTCCAGAAACCTCAGCGCAGCAGTTAGCTCAATTTTCACCACCCGAGCGCGTGATGCGCACAGACCTTCAAGCGCCCAATATCGCGGTGATCAGTGTGCTTGGAACCCTGGTGCGACGCACGGGAGCCATGGACGCGGCATCGGGTTTGACGAGCTACGCCTCCATCAGCGCGCAAATCAATGCAGCGATCAACGATCCCAATGTGGATGCGGTGCTGCTTGATATTGACTCGCCTGGTGGTGAGGCGGGCGGGGCGTTCGATCTGGCCGATGAGATCGTGAGTGCGCGAAGCTCCAAACCGATCTGGGCTCTGGCCAATGATGATGCTTTCTCTGCAGCGTACGCAATTGCCTGCAGTGCTGAGCGCATCTATCTGACGCGCACAGGTGGTGTGGGCTCCATCGGCGTGATTGCACTGCACGTGGACCAGACGCAGCGCGATGCGCTCGATGGCTACCGATACACGGCCATCTACGCAGGTGACCGCAAAAACGACCTATCGCCGCACTTACCACTCTCCAACGAAGCGTCTACGGCGCTGCAAACGGAAGTGGATCGGCTCTACGAGATGTTTGTCTCGACGGTCGCAACCAACCGAGGTTTGGATGCGCAGGCCGTGCGAGACACACAAGCAAGACTCTTCTACGCGGGTGACGCCATTGAGGCTGGTTTTGCTGATGCCATTGGCACGGCAGACGACGCCTTGCGCGCGCTGGCGGTTGAAGTCCAACAACGCAAATCTGCCATCGCGCGATCGTTTGGATCGGGGCGCGAGATGGAAGTCTCACTTCCCGATCCAGTTCTTTCCAAGGAGAAATTGATGTCGCAAACATCGCCGCCTGCATCTACCGCTTCGACAGAAGCCGTTCCCGTCACTTCCACCGTTGTGGCTCCTGGGGATGCAAATCCCCAAGAGCCTCATCAGGCCCCTCATCAAGAGGTTGAGTTACCTGCTGGTGCTGGTGAACCAACCCAAGAAACCCTTGAAGTGGTTCAACCAGAAGTTGCCGCTGCATCTGCAGCGGCTGCCAGTCATGACATCCGTAAAGCCAGTGCCAACGTGCTGGCCGTGGCCGAGATGTGCTTGTTGGCTGGTAAGTCAGACATGACATTGTCTGCGCTGGAGCGTGGCTTGAGTGTGGAGCAAGTTCGCAATGAGCTGTTGGCCGCCAAAGCGTCCGATAGCCCCGAGATCAGCTCTCACATCTTGCCGCAAGCCGGTACCCAAACGACGACCAAGCCTGAGCAAAGCCCTGTGGTAATCGCTGCACAGCAGCGTGCCCAAAAACTCGCGGCCAATCGTCCTTCTTACAAATCCAACTAGGAGTTTTAAATGTCGGTTCTCACCAATGAGTTGACCTTGGGCGACTTGCTCAAGTATGAGGAAGAGTCCCTCTATTCCCGCGACCAAGTCACAGTCGCTGCAGGCCAGAACTTGCGCATCGGCACGGTCCTCGGACGCGTTGATGCCAACGGCAAGGTCAAAGCACTCGACC